CCCCCCGACTTCTTCTTTCGCCCACAGCGGTAGCCGGGGAGGTTCGTGTTGGGCCTCCTCGAGCGGATCGCGCAGTCGCGCACCGAGACCCGCTACTCGGCCGACCAGTACATCACCGACTACCTGTTGCCGACGTCGTTCGGCTACGGCGGCATCCAGTACCAGACCGGCTTCCCCGGATTGAAGCAGACCCTCGCCGGGAACCGGGCTGCGGAGATCGTCAACACGCTGCCCGGCTATGCGGCGGCGTTGCGGGGATGCCCGCCGGCGTTCGCCGCGCAGATGGTCCGCGCGCTGGTGCTCTCCCAGGCCAGGTTCACGTTCCGGAACAAGGCGTGGACGTCGACCCCGCGGCGGCTGTTCGGCACCTCGGCGCTGAGCCTGCTGGAGCAGCCCTGGCGCAACGCCACCACCGGCGAGCTGCTGGCCCGGATGGAATGGCATGCCGGGCTGGCGGGGAACGCGTTCGTCGCCCGCCGCCCGGACCGGCTGCGGGTGCTGCGCCCCGACTGGGTGGCCATCGTCTACGGCTCCGACCTCGAGCCGGAGGACCCAGGCCACGCCATCGACGGCGACATCGTCGGCTACATCTACTGGAACCAGGGCCCCGGCGGCGGATACAAGCCGCACACGCTGCTGCCGTCCACGGTCTCGCATTGGAGCCCACTACCCGACCCCGAATCCCCGGGGCTGGGCATGTCGTGGATCACCCCGGCGATCCGGGACATCCAGGGTGACCGGCTCGCCTCCGAACACAAGATCCGCTATTTCGAGAATGGCGCCCCGCAGCCGCTCGACGCGCGGGTCTTGACGCCGGCCGGCTGGGCAGCGATGGGGGACCTGCGGCCGGGCGACCGGGTCATCGGTGCGGACGGGAAACCGCATCCGGTGGTTGCGACCTATCCGCAGGGTGTGCGGGACATCTACCGGGTCACCTTCACCGGCGGCGCTGCCACCGAGTGCACTCTTGACCACCTCTGGAGCGTCGCCACCGAGTACGACCGCAAAAAGGGCACGGCTCGGACGATGTCGCTGAGCGAGATCCTCGCCCGCGGCGTCCGCTATCCGAGTGGTGCCGCGAAGTGGGGGGTCGCCCCCGTCGCCCCCGTCGAGTTCGATGATCCGGGTGACCTGCCGATAGACCCGTACCTGCTGGGCACGCTGCTCGGCGACGGGAGCTTCCGTTCCAACGGCAAGGGAAGCGGCGGAGTCAGCCTGTCGGCGCACCGCGATGACGCCGACGAGCAGCAGCGCCTCCTGACTGGCATCCTCCCGCCCGAGGTGACGATGTCCCGCCGGGACCGCGGCGGCTGGGCTGAGTTCTACTTCAAGGGCCCGCGCCACGTCGAACGCGGACACCACGGGTACATCCGTGCACACGGGGCGAACCCGCTGACCCGCGCTGTTCGTGACCTCGGACTGTTCGACGTGCCCGGCCACGAGAAGTTCATCCCCGAGCGTTACCTGCGCGGGTCGGTCACCCAGCGCGTGGCGCTTCTGCAGGGACTCATCGACACCGATGGAAGCATCGAGCGCAGGCAGCCCAACGAGGTGCGCCTCGACAGCACCAGCGAGCGGCTCGCGCGCCAACTCGCCGACCTGGTCGGCGGGCTGGGTGCCTCGGCGACGGTCCGGCCTGGTCGGTCGGCCGGGCCGGGCGTGCGCAGGCAGTGGCGGGTGCATATCGCGCGGCTCCCGGAATGGATCAACCCCTGCCGGCTGTCCCGCAAGGCGTCCATATACCGGAGTCGGTCCAGGAGCACCGCGCGCTACATCCAGAGCGTCGAGTACGTGGGCCGCAAGCCAGCCCAGTGCATCAGCGTCGACTCCGAGGATCACCTCTACGTCACCGACGACTACCTGCTGACGCACAACACTCCGAATCTGGTGGTCAAGGGCATCACCGCGGCGACGGAAGAGCAGTTCAACGACATCGTCAAGATGCTGGAACAGGGCCACTCCGGTGTCGCGAACGCCTACCGCACCCTGTACCTGACCGCCGGCGCAGACGCCAGCATTGTCGGGTCGAACCTCGCCGAACTCGACCTGAAGGGCACCCAGGGCGGCAACGAGACGCGCGTGGCGTTTCTCAGTCGCGTCCCCGCCCCGATCCTCGGCATCGCCGAAGGGCTCGCCGGAAGCTCGCTCAACGCCGGCAACTTCGGCATGGCCCGGCGCATCTTCGCCGACTCCTGGGTGTACCCGACGCTGCAGGACGTCTCCGCCGCCCTGGCCCCGCTGGTGCGGGTGCCGTCCGACGCCGAACTGTGGTTCGACGTCGCCGACATTCCGCTGCTGCGCGAGGACGGTAAGGACGCCGCCGACATCGCCCAGGTGAAAGCGGCCGCCATCCGCCAACTCACCGACGGAGGGTTCGAACCCTCCGCCGCGGTGGCCACCATCGCCCCGGAATGGACCTCGACTCTCAAGCACACCGGGAAGTTGTCCGTCCAGCTACAGGAGCCCGGCGCCGAGCCGGCGGCGGGAGGTTGATGCGCCCATGCCCTGGCACACCGTCAAGGACCACACCGAGTGCGGCGAAGGCAAGTGGGCGGTCGTCAAGGACGACGGCGGCGAGGTGGTGGGCTGCCACATGTCCGAAGAGGACGCCAACAAGCAGATGGCCGCCCTGTACGCCAACACCGGTGACGTGCACCGGGCGAAGATGTCGACTGGCGACATCAACGACCTGCCGGACTCGGCGTTCGCTTACGTCGAGCCGGGCGGGGAGAAGGACGAGCAGGGCAAGACCGTCCCCCGATCGAAGCGACACTTCCCCATCCACGATGTCGCACACGTCCGCAACGCCCTGGCCCGCGCCCCGCAGTCGCCGTTCGGGGACAAGGCGATGCCGAAGATCCGACGCGCGGCAAAGAAGTTCGGGATAGAAGTCTCCGACGATGGACGCTCCGCCGATGTCGAGGGCGAGTTCCGTCGGGTGCTGCCGTCCACCCAGACCCGCGCGTTCGACTTCGAGCTCCGGTCGGTCGGCGGCGACGGCCGCACCCTGGAGGGCTACGTCGCGGTATTTGGGGCGGTGGCCCGCATCGCCGACTATCAGGGCGACTTCGACGAGGAGATCCATCGCGGCGCGTTCGACCGCTCGCTGGAGCGTTCCCTGCCGGTGATGCAGTTCGACCACGGCCGGGACCCGCGTACCGGAACCGTCCCGATCGGCGTGTATGACGTCTTCGAACCCGACGACCACGGCTACCACGTCCGTGGCCGGCTCTTCGATAACCCGGTGGTGGAGCCGGTCCGGCAGGCGATCGCCGGAAAGGCGATCCGCGGCATGTCGTGGAAGATGCTGGTCACCCCGAAGACCGGCGACAGGTGGACCACGCGGTCGGGGCAGCCCGACAAGCGGGACGTGCTCGACGCCGACGTGCCCGAGGCCGGCCCGGTGGTGTTCCCGGCATACGACGCCACCGCGGTGTCCGTCCGGTCGGTCCTGGCGGGGTTCTCGCCGGAAGAGCGTCGGGCTCTGGTCCATGAGCTGGCAGCCGAGGTGAGGCTCGCCGTGGACCTCAGCTCCCGCCGCCGTAGGCGGCCCCCCCAAAAGGAAACAACCCCAGACCTCACCGTGGAGCCCGGCGCCAGGGGCGCGGGTGGCGGTGAATTCGACCCTCAGCCCGGCAGTGGTGAGGCGTCGGCCCTGTCCGAAGTAGAACTCCGCACCCGCCACCGGGTGCTTGTAGCACTGGGAGTGCTCAATGGCTGACGAAGCCACCACTGCGACCGAGAAGCGGTCGTACACCCTGGACGACCTTGAGGGGCGGACCCCCGAGGAACTGTCCGACATGATCGACCGGGTGAAGGCCCAGATCCGGGACCTGCACTACACCGACAACGGCGAACTGCGGCAGATGTCCGAGCCGGAGAACAAGGCGCTCGGGATCCTGCTGAAGGTCCACGAGCGGGCCGAGCAGATGTACGAGGAACACCGCAAGATCAACGACGTGCTCCGGCGCCGGCCGAAGGCGATCGAGTATTCGCGCATCGGCAAGCCCGACGACGACGACGCCTCCCACCGGGTGCGGACGCTGACCAACCGGGAGGCCCGGGACCGGGCGCTGCGGGCGCTCGATGACCGCTACGCCACCGCGCACCTGCGCTCGCACGAGAAGGACGAGGTCGACCGGCAGATCCGCACCGACCACGTGCTGGCCCGCCGGGTGCTCATCACCGAGAACGAGGCCTACCGCAACGCCTGGATGAAGATGGTCACCCGGCCGAACGGGGCGATGTACCTCGACGAGGAGGAGCGGGACGCGATCCGGGCGTGGGACGAGTTCCGGGCCATGTCGGAGGGCACCACCACCGCCGGTGGATTCGGGGTGCCTGTGTTCATCGACCCGACGATCATCATGACGGCGCAGGGCTCGGGTAACCCGTTCCTGCAGATCGCCCGCCAGGTCAACGTCAACAACAACGTGTGGAAGGGCATCACGTCGGCCGGCGTCACCTGGTCGTTCGACACCGAGGCCGCGGCCGTCTCCGACGACTCGCCGACACTGGCGCAGCCGACGGTGACCGTGTTCATGGCCCGCGGCTTCATCCCGTACTCGATCAATTAGGTCGCCTAGCCCGGTGACGGGCTAGTGAAAAGCCCGAGAACTGCTGGGACATCCTGCTAGACGTCCGCACCACAGCGTGAGGCGAAAGCCTGAGCGCGACGGTTCGAGAAGCGGACGGTAGGGACAATCAGCAGCCGAGCCCCCCTGGGTCAGCCCCGAGGGGAAGGTTCAACGACTATGTACGGGCTATCTCGTTAGCTGCCTGGGATCCAGCCAGGTACTGCACCGCCGCGATCAAGAACTGTGGATCGTGACGGAAGTTCCCCAACCCGACGTTGCAGCGACTGCACAGCAGCCCACGAACGCAGCGACCGCATGTCTTCGCTTTGCCGCCCTTGGAGTACGGCGGACAGCAGGCGTGGTCGTGATCGACGTGCCACGTGCCCCGTCCGCCCGGTTCGCTAGCGCGACAGATGGCGCAGCCTCCACCCTGCTGGGCAAGCAGAGCGGCGAACTGCTCATCCGTCAGCGCGAACTTGTAGCGGCGGCGGCCCGCGTTGATTGCGGCGACAGCCACCGGATCCGCGCGCTGACGTTCGCGATGACGCCGGGCGGGCGCTCGCCGCTGTTCGAGGGGTAGCGCAGCCGAGCGTTCACGCTGGTAGGCGTTGTAGCAAGTCCGGCAGTACGAGTGGGTCCGACCGGGGAAGTCCCCGGCCGGTTTCACCTCGTGGCACCGGTAGCAACGACGCTCGCTCTGCTCTGCGTTGCGTGCCGCGCGCAGGCGGGCGCCAGCAAGGTTCTTGTGCTGCGGGGAACAGTACTTTCGCCGGTAGGCACCCTGCGGGGTGAACTCCTGGTGGCAGTATTCGCAGATCATCGCAGGCAGCCTCAAAACGAGATAAAGATATAGTCTGGCCTTCACGGAGACGTGAAGAGGCCGGCAGAAATGACTGGCCCCTCCGGGTAATCATACCTGGGGAAGTAACAAAGCGTGAACTCGGGATGGACTACCCCGGCTTCGCCTCGGAGATGCAGAAGCTGCTCGCCGAGGGCTACGACGAGCTTCTCGTCGACAAGTTCACCCGCGGCTCCGGCACCAACGAGCCCAAGGGCATCCTCACCTGCCTGTCCGCCAACACCAACGTGCGCGTGCGCGCGGCCACCAACACCGGCGCCATCTCCGCCGCCGACCCGTACAACCTGTGGCAGGCGGTCCCGCAGCGCAACCGGCGCAACGCCTCCTGGCTGATGAACGTCCAGCTCAACAACGCGGTCCGCCAGCTCGGCACGGCGAACGTGTACCACGCCACCACGGTCACCCTGCCCGAAGGCGCGATCGAGGAACTGTTCGCGCGGCCGGTGTACGAGTCGCCGTACATGCCGAACCTGACCACCACCACGTCGGCCACCGAGGGCTACGTCATCGCCGGGGATTTCTCGAACTACGTCATCGCGAAGAATGGCGGGATGAGCGTTGAGCTCATACCACAACTTTTTCAGCAAACCACCGCAGGTACGGGCGTAGGTATGCCAACCGGACAAAGGGGCTGGTTCTCGTACAGCCGTATCGGCGGATCGTCCGCAAATGACTTGGCTTTCCGATTGTTGGTCAATACCTAGGATATGTCCGATTTCTCCTAGGGTAAGATAGGCGGCAACTAGGGACGCCGGGGAGCGCGAACTCCCCGGCGTCTGCCGGAACACCTGTCGTAGAGGTGCCCGACCAATGTCCGATCGTACGTGCCTCTGTGGCGCGCCCGCGTCCAACCGCAAGGGACCTCCCAGGTGCCGGCCCTGCCGAGCCGAACGGGTCCGCTTGGCGCAACTCCGCTTCCGCGACAAGGGACGCGGCTCGCCGCAGCGCGGGCTGGACGAGCCAACCTGCATCTGGTGCGGGGTCACAATGACCCCTCGTCCCTACGAGGTTCTGAGCCCAAAGAGGTTCTGCACGTCCACGTGTAGGGACAGATTTCACACCGAGCAGGACCGCCTCCGCCGCCTCATCACTCGGGTCTGTTGTAGATGCGGCGATGCCCCCACGAACCGGACCGGCATCCCCTACTGCGACGCATGTCGCAACAACGCGAAGCGTGAACAGGCGCGCACCCGCGTCCTTCGGCCCTACGGAATCAGCCTCAAGGACTACGACCAACTGCTGACAGCCCAGCGAGGTCGATGCGCAATCTGCGGAACGACCGATCCCGGTCACGGACACAAGGTCTTCGCGATCGACCACTGCCACGAGGGTGGCTACGTCCGTGGCCTCCTGTGTCGCAACTGCAACTCAGCGATCGGGCTGCTTCAAGACAGCCCCGATGTGATCGAGGCTGCCGCCCGCTACGTGCGCCGCACCCGGCAGATTCCCCTGTTCCCGTAGCGGGGTACCACTACCAGCATGAAGACATCCGACGTACCGCACATGAAGGAGCGCGCCGTGGCAGAAACCGCAAAGAAAGCAACAAGCAGCGCCGAGAAGACGGAAGCCGCGGAGCCTGCGTCGACAAGGTTCGCCGCCGCCGGCGGCACGTCCCCACAGGCCGGCTCCACTAGCCTGCCCCTCGCGGGCGGCAAGGCCACCGCCTCCGAATCCGGCGATCCGGAAGTGCACCAGGCGCTGGCCCGGCTGCAGGCCGCGCAGCAGAACCGCGACGCGCTCGGCCCGCCATCCAAGGAAGCCGTCGAGGAAGCCGACAAGGAGGTCGAGGAAGCCAAGAAGCGCCTCGCCGACCTCGGCTACCCGCAGGACTGACACAAACCGTCGCCCTCGCCTGATCGACGAGGGAAGGGAGCCCCGGACCCTCCAGGTGTCCGGGGCTCCCGCCTACCTGGAAGGAAACACATGACCAACGTGGTATGGGCAAAGGACAGCGCCGTCGTCGTCATGCCCGACGGCAGCATGGTGAAAATCACCGAAGGGGACCGGTGGCCGGCCGACCACCCGGTGGTGCGTCAGCACGGCGGCTGGTTCTCCGACGACCCCGCCTACGGCCTGCCCAAGGACTCGCCGGTGGAGACCGCCACCGCGGCGCCCGGCGAGCGGCGCAGCACCAGGCGGCCGGCGTGACCGGCGAGAGCGAGCCGCTGTATGTGGAAGGCGGGCTGGCCGGACTGCGGCCCGGCGAGTCGATGCCGCTACCCAACGCGGCCGACGCGGCCTGGGAACGACTGGTGAAGCTGCGCGCCGAGGCGGAGGAACTCGGCATCGTCGTGGACCAGGCGTGGCCGATCGTGCGGCTCGAAGAAGAGATCGCCGCGGTCAAAGCTCGCGCTAGAGGCGGGCGTGACTGACGTGGTCTGGATGCCCCACACACAGACAGGCCCGAAAGACGCCACCCTCGCCACGCTGCTCAAGCACGGCGCGAGCCCCGAGTCGGCGATGGCCGCCGTGGCAGCCGCGACGGACGGCCACGACCCGGTCGTGCTGGCCTACGTGTGCTCCAACGAGGTCGCCTACTCCTGGCACCGGTCGCTGGTGCAGATGATGGCCTTCGACGACAACCTGCACGGCAGGATGAAAGACGCCAACGGCGGCGGTTTCCTCGCCATCCGCCACGGCACCGGCGGCATCACCGAAGCCCGCAACCAGGCCGTGCACCAGTTCCTCGACGAGTTCCCCGACGCCCAGTGGCTGTTCTGGCTCGACACCGACATGGGGTTCGCCCCCGACACGCTCGAGCAGCTGCTCGCCGCCGCCGACCCGCACGAGCGGCCCATCGTCGGGGCGCTGTGTTTCTCGCAGCACGAGTCCGGCACCGACGGGTGGGGCGGCTGGCACACCCAGGCCACCCCCACCATCTACGACTGGATCACCGTCGGCGACGAGTCCGGGTACGCGGTGCGGTGGGACTACCCCCGCGACACCGTCACACCCTGCCACGCCACCGGATCCGCCTGCATCGTCATCCACCGCTCGGTACTCGAGCGGATGCGTGACGGGTTCGTCGACGGCACCATCCGCCCCGCCTGGTATGACCGGCTCCCCAACCCGTCCATGGGCTCGCTGCTGTCCGAGGACCTGTCGTTCTGCGCCCGCGCCGGCGCCCTCGACATCCCCGTCCACGTCCACACCGGAGTAAGGACCACGCACTACAAGCGGGTGTGGGTGGGGGAGGAACAGTACCTACGGGAACGGGTCGTGCTGCACGTCGTGGACCAGCCGACCGGATCGAAACTGGCCACCCACATCGACATCCCGGCATCGCTGGAAACCCTCGAGCGCAACGAGCACGTCCACGACGACATGCTCAAACTTCCGCAGGACCTCGACCGGTACACGAACATCATCGACGCGACCAAACCTGAGGTCATCGTCGAAACCGGCACCCGCACCGGAGCGTCAGCGGCGTGGTTCGCCGATCTGGGCGTTGACGTTGTCACCGTCGACATCGACCCGCAGGTCCCCGGCAGTGCTCAGGACGACCGGGTCGCCTACGTGTTCGGCGACTCCGCCGACCCGGACATCGCGGCGAAGGTAGCCGAGTTCGTCAACGGCCGCCGCTGCATGGTGACGCTGGACTCCGACCACTCCGGCGAACACGTCGCCAAAGAGATCGAACTGTACGGGCCGCTGGTCTCCCCGGGCTGCTACCTGGTTGTCGAGGACGGGATCTTCGGCTACGCCACCCGGACCCTGCGCACCGCGCACGGGCTCGGGGACATGGTCGGCTCGCCGCTCGACGCCATCGAGAAGCACCTCGACGCCAACCCCGACTGGTCCCGGGACGTCGCGATCGAGCGGCTCTCTCCGGTCTCACATCACCCATCTGGCTGGTGGGTGCGCAATGGCTGAGCTCGACTGGGCGGACCTTTCGCCAGAAATGCAGGCGTTCGTCACGGAGCAGCACGCCGAAGTGATGGCGATCGCCCGCGAGCTGGACCCGCGGGCGCCGTACACCAAGGCGAACATCAAACGCGCTACCGAGGAGCAGTTGCGCAGGCTTCGCGCTCGGGAGGGCGGCGAAGATGGATGAGCTGGTCATCATCACGCCGAGTCGCGGGCGTCCGCGGCAACTGCGGGAGCTGATCGACGCCTGCGATAGCACGGCCGAGGGTGCCGTGCGGGTGCTGCCGTGCCTCGACAACGACGACCCGGACCTCGACGAGTACCGCAAGATACTGCCGTCGGCGCCGCGACTGGTCGGCGACCGCAAGACCCTGTCCGGGTGGACGAACCACGCCGCGCAGATCCTCGCCGACCGCGGCGACCCGCCGGCCTACCTGGCATCCCTGGGCGACGACCACCGGCCCCGCACCCGCGGCTGGGACCGCCGGCTCATCGAGGTCATCGAGGCCATGGACGGCCCCGGCATCGCCTACGGCAACGACCTGCTGCAAGGCGAACGGGTACCCACCGCCTGGGTCGTCTCCACCGAGATCGTGCGCACCCTCGGCTGGATGATGCTGCCCGCCTGCGAACACCTCTACGTCGACAACGTGGTGCGGGACCTGGGGCTCGCCGCCGGCCGCATCGCCTACCGGCCCGACGTCGTCATCGAGCATCTGCACCCCGCCGCCGGTAAGGCCGCCTGGGACGAGTCCTACCAGCGGTCCAACTCCTCCCACATGTACGCCAGGGACCTCAACGCCTACCAGGAGTGGAAGACGTTCCACCTACCCGGCGACGCGGAGAAGGTCCGCGCACTGCGGTGAACGACCTAGCCGGGGGAGGTGTCGTGGACCCGGAAACCCGCCACCGTGTCCTCTCTGCCCTGGGAGTTGTGGAGCGCAAGTTCAACATCAACCAGCCCCGCGACCCAGGCGGCGAAGGCGGCGGCCAGTGGGTCACCACCGGTGGGGTGATCCGCGACGTCCTCAAACTCGCCGGAAAGATCGACCTGGATGACGACGAGGAACTGCTGGGCTC